CAAAAACCAAATTATACTTATCAAATCTTTCTAAGTCTACTTCTGGTGTAACATGTGGTGGTATTTCTCCTCTCACATGAGTAAATAAATAATCTGCATCAATATTTTCTATACTTTTCTTTTTGTGTAAATCAGCATAAGGTAATATTGCCCAATTATCTTCATGATATGTTTCGGTAATTACTTCTACTAGAGGGTTTAATTCATTTGTCACTCTTATTAAATTATCAAAGAATGTTTTATTTTTTCGAGTAGCTTCATGATTACCGTCATATATTATTGTTCGTACTTTTGTATTTTTTACAAAATCAAAATAAAGAGTAAGTTCATCCATGGAAGGGACTCTATCAAACAAGTCCCCTCCAATGATGTGTAATTTTATATCGTGTTTTTCTACAGCTTCTTCGATTTGTTGAAAAAATAACTCATATCTTGAGCATGCCCAAGGCATTGGTACGTTTTTCTGTCCTAGCTTTATGTGCCAGTCTGCTGTAAATAAAATCATCCTACAAATTCTTCCCCTGGTTGCCATTCACAACCTGTTAATCCACCAGCTTTTATTGCTTGTAGAGTTCTTAAAACTTCGTTTGCATTTCTGCCTGTGTCAAGAGTATTAACACTTACGTGCTGTATGATATCATTTTTATCAATGATAAAAGTAGCTCGGTAACAAACACCTTCATCTTCATTTACTATGCCTAAGTCTTCTGCAAGTCTTAGTCCGCAATCAGCTCCTAAAGAATGTTGTATATTTCCAATGAGTTCGTTATCTTTTTTCCAAGCTAACTTACAAAACTCATTATCACCGCTAATACCAATTACATTTGCTTCATCTACTAACATATCCATTCCCGCAATTTCTGTTGGGCATATGAAAGTAAAATCTTTAGGATAAAAGTAGATTACTGTATAATCGTGCTTTAACGGGTCATAGTGTTCAGTAACTGAAACTTCTACAAACTCGTTATCTTTATTGACACCCTGCAATTTAAATGCAGGAAACTTTTCTCCTACTCCTAACATTAGATGTCAAACTCCTCATTAATACTTTCATCCGCATCAGAATTAGCAGAACCACTTCTGATTCTGTCCAATAGTTCTTTTTGTGCGTCTGCAGTAGGTCTTGGTAGGACTTCATCCATTGACTTAAGTTCAGAGATAAGTTCTTTCTCCTCATCTGTTAGTGGTCTTGGTTTACATTTTAGAGGCTGTAATTGATACTCCACATTGTAAGCCATTGGGCCAGTCTTAAGTCTTTTGAAATAAACATCCCAACCTGTTTCAGGGTCTGCTGGGTCGCCTAAGTCTTCGGCTGCTAGTATGATTTGCTCTAAAAGTTTCTTTTTGAGATTAAGAACTTTTACTTTGCCACCATGTATACATTGTATAGCATATGACCATGTGCATTTCATATCTGGGTAATATTCTCTTACCCAATCTTTTTCGATATTAGTAAACGCTTCTTTCTCTCTATCAAAAGATAGGCACTCGAAAGGAACATTTTTATCATTTTCTCCTTTTAGCCAGTAAACATACCTTGCGCATACATCACCAACTAAACGTACTGTGTTATCTCCTTCTACATATGTGTAGGATTCGATTTTTCCTTTTTGGGCTTCGCCCTTTAATTTATTAAATGTTAATGCCATTGCATTTCTCCTTTAGTGACTTCTTCAAATTTAAAATGTATTCTATCATCTTCAACCCAAAGTAGTCTATTTTTTATTAATATCTCCTCCTTACCAGTATAGTGCAGGAGGTCCAGTGTGGTATCTCTTTTACTTCGATAGTCAAAATAATTGCGCAGAGAAGCGATACCTGCATACTGTGCAATCTCTACATCTGAATATCTGTTTCGTTGTATTAATAGGGGTTCAGGATTTAGTAAAAAACTATCACCGTGAAAGCTTTTTGTCCAAAACTTGAATCTTCTATCATTTCTATTAATTGGAGGTTCCTTTCGATAAGTCAAGATGTAAAGAATGGTAACTATGTCACCAACTTTTCCATTAGTTTCTTTTCTTACCTTTTTCCAATTATAGAATATCATTATATCAAAAATTTAACCTTATGTCAAGAAGTATTTTTCGATGCTTATATCGTTTCAACTTCATAACCTTGTTTCATGTAGTATCCCATTCTCGCATTAGCCTGACGTCTAGCTGTATTACCGACTAAGTGAATATCAACTATAATCGGTTGAGGTTTATCCTCATGTATTCTTATTATACGACCAACAAGCTGTGTGAGTAAGGGCTCATTATTTACTGGTGTTGCAAGTATAAGACAACTTAAACAATCTACACTTATTCCTTCTGAAAATATACTTTGTGTTCCAAAAAGAATATCTTTATCTCCAAAAATACCTTTTATCATTGTAGGTCTTTCTTCGTGTGGAATTTCTCCAGTCACACAAATAGAGTTATCTCCTACTAACTTATGACATTGTTTTAAAAAATCAACTCTATCAGATACAACTAGAACTTTATGTCCTTTTGCCGCATAGTTAGCAGCAAGTAATGCTATCATATTTTGGTACTCCCAGTTGTATGCAATAGCATTTATTCTACTTGCCCAAGGTGTCTTTGCTCCATCAGGAAAGCGTATTCCAGATTGTATTGTATTTACTTTTGGTACTAGATAATTCTCTTTTGGTGGTTTATATACGTTAGTGTTAAAGTAGTCACGAAAGATAACATGACGTCCATCTTTTCTCTCCATCGTTCCCGTTAAACCTATCTTATACCTTGCATTACTAGCGTCTACAATGCGAGTGAACGTAGGGCTACTCACATGGTGCATCTCATCAAGTATAATTGTTCCAAAAACATCTTTTATTGAGTTTATTCTACGATAAAGAGTTTGTACATTTCCTATCACAAAAGAGTGGTCAATATCAAACTGGCCACTGCCTATGATTCCAGGTATAACTCCAAAGACTTTTTTCACTTCTTTTTCCCACTGCGATCTCAACGCTAAAGTGTGCGTTACAATAAGAGTTTTTTGTTTTAATTTATTTGCGATAGCTAAAGCCGTAAATGTCTTTCCCCAACTGACCCAAGCGTTAATTATACAACTGTCATTGACATCGTCATAAACCGACTGTTGCGAAGGTCTTAAAGTAAACTTAAAGTCAAAAGGTTCAATTGGTGAGTCAACACGCTTGTCGACTATTTCGTAATCTTCTGGGATTAAATCCGTTCTTCCGATAGGTAAAGTCACTAACCCTTTACGAACAATACCCATATTCTTTATAACAAAAGGTGGGTCTAATGGATTTCTTGGGGGTATGGTATAAGTAAGTTCTTCATCGAGTTTAGATTGTAACTCATTACTTACTTCCATAAATATTCTGTTTTTAAGAACTGCTTTCATTTATGACTTATGTAAAATCTGGGCCGCTATACCACTGAACTAACGAGTATCTTCTACCTCTTTTTACAGGTGTTACTCTATGAAAAAGTGCAGAAGGAAAAACAATTATTGTACCTTGCAATCTCATTTGATTTACTGGTTTTAATACTTGTGTTCCCCAGTAATCTTTGAACTCTAGATTGCCACCTTCGTAATCTTTTGGATTAGAAAGATTTACAGACACCGATAACTTTCTGTGAGGTACTCCAGGATTGATATTTATATCTCTGTGCCAATCGTAGAAATGTTTTGTTTTATATTCTCCAAACTGTATCGGTTCCATATTTGTAACTCTAAAGTTCCAACCTGTCTCCAAATTAGCAAGTCCTACATAACTTTTTAGGAGTATTTCTAATTCGTGTCCTTTTGGAAACCATCCAACTTTTGAATTTCTGTATTTATTATCTAACTTTTTGCTTGTTTCTGCACCATAAATATTTGCTTTTTTAATTTCCAGCTCTTGTCCTTGTCTTATGATTTCTTCACAAGCTTCAACGGGTATTCTGTCTTTAGAATACCAAACTGGATAATTTATTACTTGTCTCATATTTTTCTCCAAGTATCTTTTTTCTTCTCAGATACATACTCATAAATAAAAGAAGGAGTACCATCTAAATAAGCAATTCCTGCATACGGAGCAGTCAGTGGTCTTTTTTCTTCAAATGGAAAAGGTATATCCTTTACCCAAATGAGAGTAATTACTTCTTTCTTTTCTACTTTTTCTATTTTCTTATATTTTATATCAGCTTTTGTACTTTTTGTATAGCGAAAAAACTTGCCTTTTGTATCTATAAAAAACTTACCTCTATGTCGAATTAACCCACTAAAGTCTTCAATCATGTATCGAAGTGGGTATAAATTTTTATGAGGTGATTGAAGTCTTCTCTTTCCAAGAGTATTTCCTGACATATTTTTATCGTCTACAATTTGAGTGTCGCAAAAGAGTAGTCCATCTCGTTCTTCGATTTCGTCTGAATGAAGAACATAAACTGGAAACTTAATCTGCCACAGCTTCATATTGTTTTAAATACTCTTTAATTACATACTCTTTTATTTTAGGGTTAGTATATATATCTGTGAACTTTCCTCCTTCTATTTTTTGGTCGTGTAACCAATTATAAAAGTCTCCCAGTACATTTATTGCTGCAAAAGTATTTATGGCAGGGTTTCCTAGTAATTTTTTGATTTCTAGTACTGGATCTTTCCAATTTTGTATATATTCAACAACATACTTTTTATTCGTTTGCCATTTATGACCTTCTCCTGTAGCAAGTACTTTTCCTAGGTATACCCAAGTTTTTCCATTCCAGTGGTAACGTTTTCCGTCAAATATTCTGTCGTTTCTACCCATATTTAGTTTCAAACTTACCCATACTGTAGTCGTCGCCTATTTCAAAGTCACAACCGATTGGACAACCTGGAATTGAAAGTCCTCTATCTTTTTGAACATTTTTCAATAGGATACTTTCATACTCCTGAATATAATCATTGTCAACTTCTGCAAGAATAGAGTCGTGAACGAGAGCAAATATTTTCATATTTTTCTCATATCCTCTTTCACATATCTCTTTATGAGCATCAACTGCACCTAATAAGTTTACATCAGAAGCCACTGACTGAACAAGAGAGTTAATACCAGAACGAACTTCGTGAGCAGCGATTGCTCGGTCAGTTGA